GTACAAGTTGGACAAAGAAGATTTTTTTAAGCACCAACATTATACAATTATAACACGTCAAGGCATTGACAAAATACAAGCAATGGAACAAATTACTATAGATTATGAAGTAATAAGATGTGAGCCAAATTATGCTGTATTTAAAGCTTACGCCGAAAAAGACGGTAAAAAGATCCAAACATTTGGTAGCGCCAAAAAAGGTGATAGTTTTAAAGATGGTAACACTAACAGTTGGTACGTTGCTGAAATGGCAGAAAAACGATCAATGAGTAGAGCTGTTTTAAAATTAACAGGCTTTTATGAGCTAGGAGTTTTTGGAGAAGACGAAAGTGAAACATTTAAAAAATAAACTATGAGTGCAATTATAACATATTCAATAAGAGTAGATAAACTACCAAAAGAAAAATTTATAGCAGGTAAAGATGGAGCTGTATATGTAAATTTAGCAATGAGTGTAAATGACGAAACAAGATACGGTAACAACACTAGTATTTATATAAGTCAAACACAAGAAGAGCGTGAGGCTAAAAAGCCAAAAACATACATTGGCAATGGTAAAGTTGTTTGGAACAACGGGACTATAGTAAACGCTGAGAGAGAAAACCAAGAGCAAACCGTTGAAGCTAGTGCTACTGAGTCCGCGGACTTGCCTTTCTAAAAATAAATAAATTAATATATTTTTTTAGAGAGGCTTTATGCTTCTCTTTTTTTTTATATTAACAATAAAAAACACATGACAGAAAAACAAACCACGGATAACATGCTAATGGAGCTTATAAAACAAGAGTGTTACATAGACACGAATGAGTTTATGGAATACCCTCCAATAGCGTTAAGTCTTGGTGAGACAACAATTCAAACTAAAGCTGGTGAAAAGACTTTGCCTATTCCTATAGGTACATACGGTAATTTCAGCTTTGTACAAGCTCCACCTAAAACCAAAAAAACATTTTTTATATCCTTATTGGCCTCAGTTTATTTAAGTGGCGGCAATAACTTTGGTGGTAAAATGCTTGGTTATAGAGATAACAAGTGTTTAATACACTTTGACACTGAGCAAGGACATTGGCATAGTCAGCGAGTATTTAAAAGAGTACAAGACATGGCTAACATGCGAGATTTTGGTTGTTATCATACTTATGCTTTAAGAACTATTAACTATAAGCAGCGTATGCAATTCATAGAATATTGCTTGCAAGAAAATAAAGACAAAAACGGTTTAATAATTATTGATGGAATAGCTGACTTAGTATCAGACGTAAACAACTTAGAAGAGTCTAACCTTTGTGTGCAAAAAATAATGGAATGGAGCGCCAAGTTTAAGTGTCACATAGTGACGGTTATACATAGCAATTATGGAAGCGACAAGCCAACAGGACATTTAGGTAGTTTTTTAATGAAAAAGACAGAAACACAAATACAATTAGAAGCAAACACTGTAAATAAAGAATGGATAACTGTTAGTTGTAAAAATTCTAGAGGTTATGCTTTTGAAACCTTCAGTTTTAGTATAAACGAATTTGGGTTACCATTTGTAGTTGGTGAGATCTATGATCCGCTAAAGTACTTTGTAACATCTAAAAATAAATTAAATTAATGAAAACAGTAAATAGTTTAAGTGGCGGTAAGACATCAAGTTATATCGCGGCTAATTATAAGGCTAATTATAATGTTTTTGCTCTAGTGAGAACAAGCGACAAAAAATGCATGTTTCCGGACAAAAAAATCAGACAAAAGGTTAGTGATAAGCTTGGTGTTGAATTTATTGGAACTCTAGAGGAAAATGCAATAATATATACAATGCTCGATCTTGAACAATATATAGGTGAAGAAATATTTTGGGTTACCGGAAAAACTTTTGACGACGTTGTAAACAGAAACGGGATAAGATATTTGCCGAACGCGACGCAAAGATTTTGCACAGTTGAAATGAAACTACAACCAATTTTTGATTGGTGGCGTAGCGAAATAAACGATGTTGTTGAGATGCGTATTGGGTTTAGAGCTAATGAGCAAAAAAGAGCCAAAACCATGTTATCTAAAACAAATAAAAATAGTTATTTAGAACATAAAACAATAGTTGGCAAAACTAAAAACGGGAAAAAAAACCGCTGGAAATTAGTTGAATGGCAAAAACCAGTTTTCCCATTGATAAATGACAATATTTACAAGGATCAAATTGAAAATTACTGGAAAAATAAAAATGTTCGGTTCGCGTATATGAATAACTGTATTGGCTGCTTTCACAGAAACCCAGTACTGCTAAAATTAATGAGTGATAAACATCCAAACAAATTTCAATGGTTTATTAATCAAGAAACTGCTGCTGGATATGGAAATAGAACTTTTAAAAACGGTACAACTTATAAGCGAATTAAAAATAGTTTAAAACAAACAAAATTATTTGACGATGATTTCAATGATTGCGATAGTGGTTATTGCGGGTTATAAATTTAAAGTATTATAAAATGAGATCTTTAGTAGAAGTAGCTTTTTTAAAGCACAAAGATTGGATAAACATAGTAAAATCATTTGGTTGCAATCCTAGCTTAGCTGAGGACGTTGTACAAGAAATGTATATACAAATACATCTTGACATACATAAAGGCCTAGACATATCCTTTAATGACGATATTAACCACTATTATTGTTATAAAGTTTTAAGAGGTATTTATTTAAACATACATAAAAAAGAAGCCAAGAAAATTAAGATATATTTAGATAAAACTAAAGAAATACAGCAAATAGACGAAATTGGTATTAATGAGATAGAATACGCGCAAAACAAAGAAAAGGTCGATAAGATATTAAGTGAGTTATATTGGTACGATAGAAAAGTTTTTGAGCTTATAGCTAGTGGTAAAAGCGTTGCTAGTTTAAGCAGAGAAACAGGTATCAGCTACATATCACTTTACAACACATATAGAACAACTAAAAAATTTATAAAAGATCAGGTATGAAATTAGGAGACTTATTTTTTTATTTAACATATTACACGGGCATACATTGGCTTGTTAAAAAAATTAGCAAATTATTTAATAAAGACTGTGGTTGCGATAGACGTCGTGACGACTGGAATGATATTGAATTATGGAAATAGAAGAGAAAAAACAATGGAAAGAATTTAAAGCTAACGTTAAAAGTAGGTTGACACAAGATCAATACAGGCTATTATGTAGGTTACATGCTAAATATTACAAGCATAATTACCATGAGCCTTGTAGCTGCAATCCAAAAAGACTACTGCAATGGATATCAGATATTGATAAAGTATATGAAAAGTGTTAAAGTTTTGTTAAAATAGTTTAGAAATAGTTAATAACGTCAAATTATTTGGTACATTAGCCATGTAACTTTAAAACAAAAACAAAATGAAAACAACAATTAAAATTATGAAATTAACTGATAATCAAATAGAAGAAATATTCAAGTCTAAAGGTCTTTTTATTAAAAAGGTAGATGATATAAAAGATAAGGGATACAGTGACTACGGAATGACTAATGCTATAAATAAAGAAGGTGGTCTTTTTACGTTTCACTCTTTTACCTTAGCTTATGATTATTTTAAAAGAATGAATTGGCTATAATAAACAATTAAAAACAAAAACAATGGAAACACTTACAGAAACAGAAAAAGCTTGGATCACTATGATGGTTCAAGCTTACGACATGGACGAACAAGTAGCTTTATCTTACATTCAAAACATAAACAAATGAGAACACAATTAGACGATTTACAGGAACAGTTAAAACACATAGACGCTATTTTGTATTACGATAGCCATAAAAAATCTTTAACTAAAGAAAAAAGAATAGAGCTAAAAAATAAAGCATCTGAAATAAGAAGCATAATAATTAACATACAATGAAAAAGACAAAAACCGGATTACATATAGAAACACGTAAAAACAGGATAGAGGTTTATACTCAAAAAGAGCTTTTGGCTAAAATTAAAAAAATAGAAAAAACGCATAACATAAAAATTTTTATTAGTATTCTCATATTTGCTTTATATTGTGTTTTGCTTACTTATTTTTGCTTGTTGAGATGACTCTAATGCAAAAACAATCCTACAATCTTTGGTACTCTTTTTTAATAGACAAGTTGTTAGAGTGGCAAAAACAAAAGCCAGACAATAAAGATCTTAATAATTGCGTTAAAGCTATAACTGAAGTAGGTATATTTAACAGCTGCCTGCAAACAGAGCTAGATGTGATTGTAAAAAAAGAAAGCCTTGTTAGGAACGAGAAAAACAAAGAAATATTAAAACTTAAACAAGAACTAAAACAATATCAGATATGACAATTAAATATTACGGCGTGCCAATTGAAGTTACATACACGCATTACGTTGGCGAAGAACAAACTTACGACTATCCGGGTTCACCAGACGAAGTTGAATTACTATCAGCTGAAGTAAACGATATTGACATAACGGAAATTTTAGTAGAAGAGCAGATTGAAGACATAGAAAACCTAATACTTAAAGAACTATGAAAAATAAAAAATACACGTCTATGCAAAGAATACTTAGACTAGAAAACATAGTGTCTCAACTTTACATTAAAGTAGAGTCGTTAAAAATAGTATTAGACAAGTATCAAACAAAAGACGAAGAAGAATGAACATATTAGAAATAGCCAATGAGATCATAAACAATCGTTCACAAGAAAAAGAACGTATGTATGGACCTTTTTCAGAAGGTATGGAAAGAGCAGCTATGATAGCTTCGGGATCAACAGGTAAACAATTTACTGCACAAGATATGTTTATGTGTCTTGTTGCTTTAAAGCTTTCTAGACAATCCTATAATCACAAAGAAGACAATTTATTAGACGCCGTTGCTTATTTAGCAGCATTAAACAATTACAATGAGAAATAAAACAGCAATCACTTGTGTATTCTCTAACCCACAACACGCTAAGACTACGCCACGTGGACTAGAATTAATATACTTAAAACAATTATTAGAAGAGAAAAATAGAGAAGTATTAATATTTGGTAATAAATGTAGAACAAACAAAGATCTAGATTTTTTTATTGACATAACAGAAATAAAAAACTACAACATAGACTCTTTGATATTACAGTTAGCACCAGCTAATTTCTTTGGTGGTCAATATTCCGACTACTCGGTCGAATGCGTAAAAAACGTAGCTGAGTTATGGAAAAGTAAAAAAGTAAAGTTTAATATATTACCAACTGATCCACGTATTAAACCTTTAAATCCAGCTAAGATATTTTACGAGAGATTTAATATATGCGAAGAGTATATTGAAACTTGGAATGAAATAATATTGAATAGTGTTTACTTGTTTCCAGGTAAAGATCTCAATAAGTTTTTTAACATGGACATTGAGTTTAACACATATAAGCTTAATTGGTTTGCTTATATATTTAAAAAAGGTGTTAACACTTATGAGTACTCGACAGATAAAGACTATGATGTGATTTACTACGGCGACAAACGCGGTAGCTATAGAAACAATAAGATAAAAAAGCTTATGCCTTTTTCAACTAAAAACCTTTTACTTGGCTACAAAGAACCTAAAATCACTTATGCTGACTATAAAACAAAGGTAAAACATTCTGAATTATTTAATGTGTTGAATAAATGTAAAGTTAGTTTAGTTATAGGAGACAAGGAACACGAGAACAATGTGGCTACGTTTAGATTTTTTGAAGCACTAGCATCTTCAGCAATAGCTGCTATTGATATTGATTATGATCCTAACAAAGAGTTAATTAAAAATGATACATTAAGAAATATGTTGTATGTTAGCACTAAAAATCAAGTAGCTAATTTAGCTAAGCTTTATACTGAAAACGTAGCGTTAGCTGACGAAATTATATATTTACAAAAGCAAGAACTAAAAAGAATATTTAATGAAATATAAAGTAAGATTCGCTGGTTCTACTTTAGAACTAGACTATATAAAAAAAGACAAGTTAAACGACGGTACAAGTGTATATTTATTCAAAGACGAAGTGTACACATATCCAATAAGAAAAAAAGACATATTATGTGGCAATTTCAAACCGTAACAGAAGCATTCGAGTACTACTATAGAAAGTTAGACTCGCAACCAAACAGTAATGGCACTAAAACAATGTACAACCAAATGTTTACTATATTAGATACTAAGCAAAAAGTTGTTAAAACACCAGAACGTGGCTTTAAAATAGACTATGCAGAAAAAGAATGGGAATGGTATCTGTCTAAAAATAGAGACGCTAGTGAGATAGCTAAAGTCGCTAAGATCTGGTATAATCACATGGATGAGCGCGGTTATGTTAACTCAAACTATGGTTGGCAATGGAGTAGGAACAATCAACTAGAGTATGCAATCAAAGAACTACAGCGTGACAAATATTCTAGACGTGCTGTTATTAGTATCTACGACGGTAAAGAACACACTAGCTATTCTAAAGATACTCCTTGCACGTTGTCAATTCAGTTTTATTATACACCTGAGTCAGACAAACTACACATGACTGTTTTAATGAGAAGTAACGACTTATGGTTTGGCTTTTGCAACGATGCTTATTGTTTCTTAAAACTACACGAATTAGTTGCTAATAGTCTCAATAGTGATCAAGGTTTTTATACTCACTATGCCCACAACTTACACATATACGAACGTCACTATAATAAAAACGTATAAATATTTTTTTTATTAACAAGTTATTGGTATATTAGCCTAAACAATAAAACATAACACAATGAATTTATATTACGGAGTCAAATACGAAAACTTAGGATACCACGTAGACTATCATGTTGGTAACAAGTATTACGGATCTATTAAACTAGAAAAACCAGACAGAGATGTTATCGGTTACTGTGGTAAACAAGAGCATATTGCTGATGGAACTATTATTTTCAAAAATAAAAAAATCACTAAAGGCATGAAATACCACACGTACTTATACCCTTTGTGTGGTAGATCTAACATTAAAATTTAATGTATTACATATATCATATAGAAGGTGTAAAAGTAGGATGCACTAAAAACCCTGCTAAAAGAATTATAGTTCAACAAGGTTATACTGATTTTAAAATATTGGCCAAGACTCAATGTATTGATGAAGCTTCTAGGTTAGAATTTGAATGGCAAAATAAGTTTGGCTATAAAAACGACGTAAGAACATACAAACAAACAATAAACAATTTTATGCTACACATTACCAAAACAACAGTTACTTTCAAAAAGACATTTAATAAAAGCTTTGATGATTTTATTTGGCCAACTAATATAGAATTAGACAAAGACTATAACATAGAAGTAAATGACAAAGTAAAAGACTTTATATTAAAAAACAATTTTAAGTCAGCACATAATAACGAAAGATATATATATTCACAATCTCTAAAAAACTTTTGGGACGTTCTTAATAAGCCTAAAGTAAATTTAGAGATATTCGATAACATAAGATCTTGGGCTAACGAAAGGGGTCTATATGATTCAGGCGATCCACAAACACAATACGTTAAGTTAATGGAAGAAGCAGGTGAATTAGCAAAGGCGTTACTAGAAAATGACACAGAAGAAATAGAAGATGCTATTGGAGACATGGTTGTTGTACTAACTAACTTAGCTCATTTGCAGGCTATGAGTATCGAAGAGTGTATACATTCGGCTTATAACGTTATAGCTAAAAGAACAGGCAAAATGATCAATGGAACATTCGTGAGAGATGATACTACTAATTGATGCTGATAGTTTAGTTTACGCTGCTTGCATAAGATCTAAAAGAGAAGGTAGCGATGATAAGTTTTATAGAAACATAGAAGATAGCATAGCTAAGTTCGATGAGCAGTATATGAAAATAGTCAACGACTTAGAGGAACTGTATGACATAGAAAAGATATACACGTTTAACGGTTCTAAGGGTA